ATAGGTTCTATTTTTGACAATATTGTAAATGGTGCAGCCGAGTTAGGTAAAGCTATAGGGCCATTTACACAGGATGTACAAGCAGTAACTACAGCATTAGGATTGCAAGGCTCTGTAGAAGAAGCAAGACTTAGATTAATAGAACAAACTCAAGGTAAAACAGTCGCTTTTAATGCAGCAATAAAAATTATGGCTTCAAGAATTACTCAAGATGGAGTAGATAAATTAAAGAATTTTGGAGATAATACAAGATTATTAGGAGAACAATTTACTTTAGCTTTAACAAGATTACAGGCTTTTGCTGCTGGTGTTGCAAATTTTGTTATTAGACTTACAGGTTTACGAGATGCTTTACAAGAAAGAGAAGCGACAAGAATAGTAGCTGGTGCAGCAGCTACAGGAGACACTAGAGCACAGGAATTAGTTGAGAGAAGAAGAACAGCTGAAGCGATGGGAAGCAGAGGCGGTGAAGGTAGAAGAAAAAAGAATCTTTTAGAGCAATTAAAACTTGAAGAAAGAATTTTTGCTATTAACCAAAAAGTTTCAACAGAAGTTGCTCAGTTAACTAGTAAATCTTCTACTTTATTAGCAGATAAGGAAAAAGAACTTGCTTTAAATAATAGAGTTGCAGAAATAATGAAAACTGGTGTAAATAAAGAATTAGCTAAATCATTAGCAGAACTTGAACAAATTTTTGATGAAGAACAGAAAATATTACTTGAAAAACAAAAACAAACAAAAGCAGCTTTTGAAAAAGCAATTATAGAAACTAATGATAAAAATTTACAAAGAGAACTTCAAGAAAGATATGACCAAATTACTAATCAATTACATCAACATAATATAGAACGAGATAAAGGAATTAAATTAACAAAAGATTTAGCTGACGGTACTGATAAAGTTGAAGAAGCATTTAGAAAGTTAAATGAAACCATAAGAAATGATATTAAAGAAGGTATAAAAGGACTTATTAAAGGAACTTCTACTCTTGGTGATCTGTTAAATAATGTTGCTGATAGATTTTTAGATTTAGCATTAAACCAAGCATTGTTTGGTAGTGCTGCTGGAGAATTTAAAAAAGGTAAAGGTGGTGGAATATTTGGTGCAATTGCTGGAATGTTTGCTAACGGAGGGAGGCCACCTGTAGGCAGACCTTCAATCGTAGGAGAAAGAGGGCCAGAATTATTTGTACCAAGATCTTCTGGAACGATTGTGCCAAACAATAAACTTGGAGGTGGCAATAATACAAGTGTTGTTGTTAATGTAGACGCATCGGGTTCAGATGTTCAAGGTGATGACGCTGGAGCAAAAGAACTTGGTGGACTTATATCTGTTGCAGTTCAAAGTGAACTTGTTAGACAACAAAGACCTGGAGGACTACTTTCTAGTATTCGTTAATGGCTACTTTTCCTAGTTACAACCCATCATATTCTGCTACAAAACGTAGTCAGCCAAAGTTAAGAGTTACTCAGTTTGGTGACGGCTATCAGCAACGTACTTCATTTGGATTAAATCAAGACCCAAAAGTTTGGAGTCTTACTTTTAATGTAGATGATGAGGATGCGGATGAAATTGAAACATTTTTAGAAGCAAGAGGAAAAGATGGAGCGTCATTTACTTGGTCGCCACCTGATGAGACTGCAAGCTATCAGTGGATATGCAGAAGTTTTAACAGAGAGATGTTTGATTTTGAGCGTAATAGAATTACAGCAAGTTTTGAACAAGTGTTTGAACCCTAATGGCAGTACCAGTTTCAGACTTACAATCAATAAATCCTGGAGCAATTATTGAATTGTTTACGTTGACATTAGATTCAACATTGCATGGTTCTTCCACTGTTCATCGTTTCCATAACGGTTCAAACATGAACGCAAATGGAAATATCGTATGGGCTGGCAATAGTTATGAAAAATTTCCTATTCAATGTGAAGGATTTGATTTTGGTTCTACAGGTACTTTACCTAGACCTACAATTTCTGTAAGTAATATTTTTGGAACAATTACTGCACTTTTACAAGCTGCTAACCAGACAACTGTTGGTAATGATTTAAATGGAACAAAGTTGGTAAGAATTAGAACATTAGCTAAATTTTTGGATGCTGTTAATTTTGAGGGCAATACAAATCCTTATGGGACTCCTGATCCAACAGCAGAGTTTCCTCAAGAAATTTACTTTTTAGATAGAAAAATAACTGAAAATAGAGAACTTGTTCAGTGGGAAGCTATTTCAGCACTTGATCTAGTAAATGTAAAACTACCGAAGAGGATAGCAACTAGAGCAATATTTCCTGGCATTGGTACGTTTGTAGGATGAGTTGGAAAGATATTGCACTCAAACACGCAAGAAAAGATGCACCACATGAAGCTTGTGGTTTATTAGCTGTTTACAAAGGTAAAGAAAAATATTTTCCATGTAAAAATCTTGCTGAAGATTTAGAAGATCAATTTATTATTGATCCTGACGATTGGGTAAAGGCTGAAGATGCTGGAGAAATAGTTGCGGTTTTTCATAGTCATCCAAATCACCCTCCTATTCCTAGCCAAGCTGATCTTGCAAGTTGTGAATATTTAGACTTACCTTTTTATATTGTTACTCCAGAACCAGAGCAATGGAATTATTTTGAACCTTCTGGCTATAAAAAAGGATTGATAGGTAGAGAATGGGTATGGGACATACAAGATTGTTGGAGTTTAATTACTGATTGGTATAAAGAAAAGAAAAATATAGAGATTAGACATTGGAAACGACCAAAAAGTCCAGAAGATTTTGCAGAGAATCCTTTATTTGAATATGCTTTACCTAAATTAGGTTTTACGGAAATAGATGATAATGTTGAAACAGAAGTTGGAGATGTTTTGCTTTTGAATACATACCAAAACACACTAAGTCATGTAGCTTTATATCTAGGAGATCAAACTATTCTGCATCACTGTCAGAAAAGACTTAGTTGTAGAGAAACTTATAACCAAAAGTATATAGAATGTACAAAGAAGAGGTATCGCTATGCTCAATAAAATAAAAGTTTATGGCAGATTAGCTCGTTTTTTAGGACAACGTACTTTTGAAGCTGAAATTAATAGACCTATTGATTCGTTTAAATTTCTGTTAGCAAACTTTCCTCATTTGGAACGTCATATGATGGAGCAAACTTATCAAGTGAAAATAGGAAAAACTGATATTGATGAAGATAATTTATTAGATCCCTTGGGTCAACAAGAAATAAAAATTGTTCCAGTAGCTGTAGGTGCAATTAAAGATATTTTTAAAGGTGCTGGTAAAATTTTAACAGGGGCAGCGATCATCGGAGCAGTAGCACTTACTGGTGGTTTTGGTACTTTTGCCGCAACAGGAGGGGGTTTTTCTGGTTTAGGTTTTGCAGCAGGAGCAGGAGCAGGATTAGGTGCTAGTTTAGCAGCAGCGGCAGGAAACTTTGGTATTTATCTGGCATTATCAGGAGCAGCAGAGATGCTTACCCCTGTTCCCAAACCCCCTGGAGTGTCAGACGATCCACAATCTCAAAACTTTTCATTTAGTGGGGTACAAAATACATCAAGGGCAGGAACAGCTTTACCTATAATTTATGGAGAAATATTCGCTGGATCGCTAGTAGTATCGGCAGGAATTGATACAGTACAGATAAAAGGTACAGCGTAATGTTTTTGAGTGCTTCTGGATTTTCAGAGATTTTACCAACTTTAGTAGATTCTACGCTACCTCCTGACGTATTAAGTAGTAAACAATTTGCTACTATTGTTGATGTTCTTAGTGAAGGTGAGATTGAAGGTTTCCCATCAGCAGTAGGATTTACAAAAGGAACAACTAATTACAATAATGCAGCATTAAAAGATGTTTATTTAGGAAAAACTCCAGTATTAAGAGCTAATGCTGATGTAACTGATCTTCAAACAACAGATTTTAACTTTCAAAATGTAGGATTTGAGCCTCGATTTGGAACTAGCAATCAAACTTTTATTCCTGGTATCGTAAATATCGAAACAGAAACAAATGTTGGAGTAAAAGTAGAAAAAGGAACACCAGTATCAAGACAGATAACCAATTCAAATGTAGACGCTGTAAGGGTTACTGTTAAATTTAATTCTTTACAGAAGTTTGAAACAAATGGAGATGTAAATGGTGCATCAGTAAGGTTAAAAATAAATATTCTTCAAGGTGATGGAACGACAAGTACTCCGATAGATGACACAATAACAGGAAGAAGTTCATCAGCATATGCAAGAGATTATAGAATTAATTTACTTGACGCCAATACTGGAACTCCTAGTACTTTTCCTGTAACAATAACTGTCGAGAGAGTAACAGATAATGCTGAAGATCCTACTAAATTAAGAGATGAATTTATTTTTGCATCATTTACTGAAATTGTTGATGAGCAAAGACCTTATCCTGATATAGCTCATGTAGCTTTAAGGTTTGACTCTGAACAATTCTCATCTGTCCCAGGGAGAATGTATAAAGTTCGTGGGGTAAAGATAAAGATACCTCATAATGGAACTGTAGATGCAACAACAGGAAGAATAACTTACTCAGGTACTTTTAATGGAACGCTTACTACAACTAAGGTTTGGTGCTCAGATCCAGCTTGGATTTTATTTGATCTTCTAACAAATACTAGATATGGGTTGGGGGATCATATAGCAGAAAACCAATTAGATAAGTTTGCCTTTTATAGTGCCTCTGTCTATTGTTCTACATTAGTAGATGACGGATTTGGGGGGCAAGAACCTAGATTTAGCTGCAATACTATTCTTCAAACAAGACAAGATGCTTATGAAGTTATAAATGCGTTGACTTCAGTAATGAGAGCTATAACTTTTTGGAACGCAGGATCACTTACACTTTCTCAAGACAGACCTACAGATCCTAGTTATTTATTTAATTTATCCAATGTAACAGAACAAGGTTTTACTTACTCTGGAACAAGTTTAAAAACAAGATCCACAATGATTTCTGTGTCATATTTTGACATGGAAAATCAGGAGTTGGATTTTGAAACTGTAGAAGATACAGCAGCTAAAACAAAATATGGAGCTTTACATAAAAAAGTAACTGGTTTTGCTTGTACTTCAAGAGGTCAGGCAGCAAGACTAGGAAGATTTATGCTGTTTGAAGAGCAAAATTCTACTGAAACAATTAGTTTTACAACTGGTTTAGCAGAAGGGGTTACTGTTAGACCAGGTCAAGTTATTGAAGTAAGCGATCCAGTAAGAGCAGGGGCAAGACGAGGAGGAAGAATTAAATCAGCAACAACTACAGCAATAACTGTAGATGATACGGCAGATACAGATTTGGATGCGACCAATATTCCTACACTTAGCGTTATTTTGTCTAATGGTTCAGTCGAAACTAGAGATGTCAGTGGTATTAGTGGTGCGGTAATAACTGTTTCATCTGCTTTTTCATCTGCTCCAAATGCAAATAGTATCTGGATTTTACAGAATGCAACTTTACAGACTACAACATGGAGAGTTATCAGTGTAACTGAATCTGAAGATAAATATGCAGTTGTTGGTGTTGCTTATAACTCAGGAAAATTTGCATTTATTGAAGATGGGTCAGATTTACCTGTTAGAAACGTATCTATTCTTAACGAATTAAAAGATGCTCCTGCCAACTTGACTGCTTCACAACAGTTTTATGTGGAAGAGGAAAAAGCAAAAGTAAAGATTATTTTGGATTTTTCAAGTGTTCAAGGTGTTAGTCAGTATAACGTTCAATATCGAAAAGATAATGGAAACTTTACAACTGTTACTATCAATAGGACTGATTTTGAAATATTTGATGCAAGTCAGGGTCAATATGAATTTAGAGTATTTAGTTTAAATGCAGCAGGAGAAGCATCGGCAGATCCAGCTACTTTAACTTTTGATGCTCTTGGTAAAACTGCTTTACCTTCTGATGTTTCAGGCTTACTTGTAGAGCCAGTATCAGATCAATTATTACGTTTGCGTTTTAATCAATCTACAGATGTTGATGTTTTACATGGTGGTAACGTAGTTATAAGACACAGTAATCTCACAGATGGTAGTGGTACTTTTACAAATTCTGTTGACATTATCCCCAGATTGCCAGGATCGGTCAGCGAAACGCTTGTTCCAGCGATTAATGGTGAGTATATTTTAAAATTTAGAGATGATGGTGGCAGATTAAGTGCTGGTGAGACATCTGCAGTTGTTACTAATCCTGATCCATTTCCAAAACTTGTTGCTTTTACAGATAGGGAAGATACCGACAGCCCACCTTTTGCTGGTACTAAGGTAGATTGCTTTTTTAGTGATGAGGTTAATGGTCTTGTTCTTGCTTCTTTAACCACCCTTGACAATGTAGCTGATTTTGATGCTGTTGCTGATTTCGATTTTTTAGGCGGTGTAGATACACTTGGCACTTATGATTTTGCGAATATTTTGGATTTAGGATCTACGCATCCACTTAGATTAACTAGACATTTTGTAACACAGGGTTTTTATCCCAATGATCTTGTTGATAAGAGAATTGCAAATATTGATACTTGGACAGATTTTGACTCTGCTACAGCATTTGATGTTAACGCTAAATTATTAGTTGCTACAACTACTGCTGCACCCGCTAATGGATTAAGTTATCAAGATAGTGATTTTTCTGGCAAGACATTTAACACATTTGCTAATGGTACGCATATCGGTAGAGGGTTTAAATTTAGATGTGAACTAAGCAGTAATGACCCTGCACAATCTATTGAAATAGATCAACTAGGTTATACAGCAGAATTAAATAGAAGAACGGAACAAAGAAGTAATATAAGTTCTGGCACGTCATCTTCTGGTCTTAATGTTACTTTTGATCATGCGTTCTTTACAGGAGCTAGTGGCACTTCGGTTGCAGTAGGCTCACAATTACCAAGTATCGGTATTACTGCTACTGATTTAGACGGTACTGATAAATTTGAACTTACAAATATTAGTGCTACTGGTTTTAACATTAAGTTTCTTAATGCTGGAAATGCTGTTCAGAATAAAACATTTAGTTATACTGCTGTTGGTTTTGGGCGTGGTAGTTAATTTTGATTTAAGATATACTTAGATAAAAAATTGGATTAGGCAATGGCAACTCACGATTATGTTATAGATAACTCCACGGGAGCTAACGTCAGGGCTGATATAAATAATGTTTTACAAGCAATATTGACTAATAACAGTAGTTCTTCAGCACCTAGTACGACAGCAGCCTATATGTGGTGGGCTGATACCTCAAACGGGATTTTAAAGATAAGAAACTCAGCGAATAGTGCTTGGGTAGAACTTTTTCAACTTGATGGAACTTTAACTCTTGAAAATGGGTCTGTAACTACGCCAGCACTAGCTTTTAGAGATAACCTCAATACAGGAATATTTCAAAGTGGAGATAATGATTTTAAAATTGCAGTAGCTGGTATTGAAAGATTATCTTTAGAACCTAGTATTACTACTTTCAACGAAGATGGTGAAGATACCGACTTTAAAATTGAAGGAGATAGTACAACAAATTTATTTTATTTAAATGGTGGTTTAAATAGTATTGGCATTGGCACTGATACGCCAGACCAATTACTTCACTTATCAGCAAGTGGTAATGGGCCATTTATAAGATTAGAAAATACCGACACAACTGTTTCTGCTGCCCAAACATTTGGTGGATTTGAATTTGAATCTCGTGACGCTAGTACTGGTAGTGCTGGTGTTATAGCTAAAATTGATTGTATTTCTTCTGCTGCTTTTGATGGTAGTTCTGCAAATGGTGGTGAATTAAGATTTCATACTTCAGGAACAAACTCTATTTCACTACTGGAGCGTATGCGCTTATTAGCGGGAGGTAACTTGCTTTTAGGTAGTTCGACTAATTTATCTGTCGCCAGTGGAACAACAGGATTATTACAGTTAACAAGAACAACAGGTGCAGTTCATCAAAGTTTAAATCTATTCACAAACGATACTTCGGGAAGTATTTTAGCTTTTGGTAAATCAAGAGGAACAAGTGCTGGGTCTTATACTATTGTTCAAAGTGGTGATGAGTTAGGCACTATAAGATTTGCAGGGGCAGATGGCACAGATATGGTTCCCATAGGTGCTAGTATTAGCGCAATTGTTGATTCAACTCCAGGCAGTAATAGTATGCCTGGGCGTTTAATATTTAGTACCAATGGTGGTGGTACTGATGAACCTACTGAGAGGTTAAGAATAGGAAATAACGGTTATATGAGCTTAGGAACAGGAACTACTGGTGTAGATTCTCAATACATGTTTCATATAAAAAATTCTACTTTTGGACTTATGAAATTAGAAACAACTCTAACAGGTGCTGATGGTCCTTATCTAGAGTTTAAACATACTTCAACATCTCCTGCTGATAACGATCAATTAGGAATAATTCAATTTAAAGGCAAAAATAGTGCTGATGAAGATCTTACCTATGGTTATTTAATGTTTAGATCAATTGATGTTACAGATGGAACAGAAGATGGAGAATTACAAGTTGTTACTCATAATGGGGGGGTATCAGGAACACGTTTAACGGTTGGTCACGATGGTGCGATAACCGCTAATACTGGAAATTTTGTTGTTGGAACTGGTGGTCGTGGCCTTCAATTTGATACAGCCGATTCGGGATCTGATGAATTACTTGACGACTATGAAGAGGCAACTTACACGCCAACTATTACTTATGGAACCTCTGATGATGGAAATAAAGTATATTCTTCACGAGGTGGTAATTATACAAAAATAGGCAGAAAAGTCCAAGTTAATATAAACATAAATTTAGCTAATAGAGGGACAGGAAGTGGAAGAGTTAATTTAAGCTTACCTTTTGCAGTTGCTGACTCACTGGCAAATACATCATTTGAAGCGGGTGGAGTAGTATATTATTTCCAAAGTTTATTATCAAGCGTAACCACTCTAAATACTATTGCTCAACAAGGCACTTCTTTTGCGAGTATACGAGGAACTATGGGAAGTGCAACTGGAAATACTCAAGATTTTACTTACGGTCACCTTTCAAATACTACAGAATTAAGAGCGACAATTACATATTTCACAGCAACATAGACCGAGCTACGTCTTAAAACTAAGCACCATAAACCTGTTTTAATCGGAGATTAATCCTAATGGCACTTACAGAAACAACTGAATACGACAAGATAGAAGTTGTCAGTATTTATAAACACGTTCAAGTACGCAAAGCAACTGTTATTAAAAAAGATGATGTTGAACTAACAAGGTCTTTTGAGAGATATGTATTAGATGCTGGTACACTTGATGAGTCTGATAATTTAATTGATAATCCTTTAGACAAAGAACCTGATGGTGTTACCGCAATACCAGATGAAGTAAAAAATGTGTGCAATGTAGTTTGGACTACTAATGTAAAAGCTTTGTGGAAAGCAAATCTAATTGCAAACAAAACAACAAAATAGAACAAAACCATGAAAAATCAAAAACGAATCGACCAACTAAAACTTGAGGCACAAGTCGCAGTTGATGAATTTAATAAAATTCAAGAAAAAATAAAAGAACTTATTTTAGCTAGAGATTCTTTTAAAATGAAAGCTTTTTCTTGTAGTGAAAGACTTAAGGAATTATTAGGAGAAGAAGAAGTAACTACTGAAGTTAAAACGGAGGTTGTTGAATAATGGCTGTTACTTGGGGAGTTGCTGCATTAGACGCAATAAAAACTGTCGGAAGTTTATCTGATGTCGTTACTACTGTTCATTGGACTGCTGTTGATTCTGAAACTGTTGGAAGTGGCGATTCCGCTGTAGTTCACAGTGGGTCTGCTTATGGTGCTGTAGGTCTTGCTGAAGCTGATTCTGGGTCGTTTACCGCTTATGCAGATATAACAAAAGATAATGCTATTGCATGGGCTAAAGCTGCATTAGGTTCTGATAAGGTTACAGAAATTGAAGCTGGTATTGCTTCTCAAATATCAGAATTAAAAACTCCTACTGTGACTTCTGGTGTACCTTGGTAGATAAAATAGAAAGACCTACATAAAGCGGTGCTAATGCACAGATTCCGCAGAAAGTTATAATAGTTACAGGTACTAATGCTTTTACGAAGGCTTCTTTAATCATGTTTCAAAAAATAGCTAATGTTTTGAGTATCATCTCTTTCATTATGGTAGCTTCGATGAGTGGTGGAACGTACTTTGCATACAAATATGTAACATCAGAACAATTCAAATCAAGAGTTATGAACGAAATTCTTGGAAATGTTCAAGGAATGATGCCTAAAGTATTAGAAAAAGAATTACCTGATCTTACTGGCCCATCTTTACCAATACCACCAACAATGGGTAAATCACAAATATGAATCCGACTGATTGTTTTTCAGAAATTAAAACAAAGTCGAATGAATTAGCATTATATCTTGAAAATTTAGTATCTTCTGATAATTTGTCTTGGCATGAACATTTTGGATTTGATGTAATTTTTCTTGACAGTTCTTGGATTCAAAAAGAATTAGCGTTAAAAGAAATTAATGAACTTCATCCAATTAAACAAATAGGATTATTAAAAGTTTCAAATAAATCCTGTTACCACTGGCACGTTGATGGTTTTAGACAATCTTGTATAAATAGTTTAATTAGCAAAGACCATTATAGTCATACACTCTTTGGAAAATATAAAGATGAATTTTATCACAATTATATTATTGAACTAAAGTATAAACCTTATACATATTATTTATTTAATAACCAAAAAGAGCACACAGTATTAAACTTAGATAGTAAAGATCGTTATGTATTTTCTCTTTATTTTGAAGAAGAAACGTCTTATGAAATTTTAAAAGAAAAATTAAAAAGTATTTTAATTAACACATGAATTGCTGGCATTGTAAAACTGAACTTATTTGGGGTGCTGATGCTGATATAGAGGAAGATTTTCAACCTGTTCTGTACCAAGAATATTCAATGGTTAGTAATTTTTCTTGCCCTAAATGCGATTCATATGTAGAAGTCTACAAAAGAAGAGATGCCTACGATTGAAATACCTGATGTAAGTATTCCTGAGATTTACATTCCAGACGTTCCAGAAATATATAGTCCTCATTATTTAACTATTACAAAACCACCTGAAATTGATGTTCCTGGTTGTACTTATCAACATCGTGATATAAAGAATACAGGCAACCGTAATTTATTACTGGAAGATCCAAATGGTGTATTTACAACGTGTGATTTTCCGTTCCCTGGCTATGTTCCTCTTGACTATACACCTGAGAATCTTGTCATTACAGAGGAAGCACCTATCAGTAATGAACCACCTCCCTTGCCAGAAACAAAGCAGCCAAAGATTCCTGACTTACCTCCAGACCCCCCACCAGATTTTCCTCCTTGCCCTGGAAAAAATGACCAAAGAGTAGGAGACTTTCGTAACGATAAAAAGTTAGAACGTGTTATTGGGCATGAAAGAGGGCAAGATGGAAGTGAGTGCATAACTCTTTATGAAACAGTTGAGTGGAAAGAACAATACATTCCTTCTGCTCCACAGTTTGTTGGGGTTTTTAGCCTTGCTTTGGTTGGTGCTTCTGCACCATTGGTACTTCAGCTTGTCCGTCCAATAGTTAAACAGGTTGTTACTAAGATTACAAAGAAAAAGAAAACCAGTTCTTAATCGTGGAACTGGCAAGCGATTGATTTGAAATGAGTCAAATTGCAGTTAGTTGTGGGGAATGGTGCTGATGTGGGTTAAGATGCGTCAACCTGAGGTGAATGACATCGCAGAACATGGAAGTAATAAAGAGTTTTAGTTGCGAAGCTAGAAATGACTCTGAGTTGAATGACAACGAGAAACAATAAGTTGTAGCTTCACCTCGCAGACGATTAAATCCTAGAGGTGTTAAAAAGGTTTGACGTAATACCTTAAACGATTGATTTGTGAAGATACGAAAAGAACTAAGTCGAAAAGATTCACATTACAAGGAATGAAAATGAAGTGAAGTTCACTTCGCAAACCTATTAAGTTATAGAAGTGTTAAGGACAGTTTTAATCGTAAACTGACAACGATTGTTTTGATGGGCTGGGAAATGAGGGGCGAGACACGGAGGCAAACGGAACTGTCAAAGTCAAGAATAGAACCGCTTCAAGATACACTACATAGAGGCAAATCGAGGGGGGTCGGACTAGTAGACTAGTCATCTCGCAAACCTATTAAGTTATAGAGATGTCAAAGAAGGTTTTGATCGTAAACCTACAACGATAGTTTTGAAGCGAAACAAGGCGAGTCAGAGTGAGCAACTCTGTCTTGATGCGAGCCAAGGTGAACCGAGTAGTTTTCATCTTGTCAACCTATTAAGTATCAAAGATGTTGAGAAGGGTTTATCGTAACACCCATAACGATTGCCATAAAGGGAGATGAAAAGACAGAAGGTGCGATGATAAGATGGGAATGAATACGAGTCACGGCGATATACAAAAAGCTGAATCGCTACGAAGATTTCTTAAAGTCTGATTTTTCGATTAAAGACTTAGGTAATCTTTCTCCTTTTCTTTGCAGTTGCAAAGATTCTTTTCTAGCACCATCAGCAGCAGAGGCTATAAACGCATGATGAATTTGTTTAGTCTCTAACTCACGTTGTTTCGCTGGATCTAGATTGTCTTTGTTGATGTGGGTAAACAATCTACGAGTATGCCTACGAT